ATGGACAAGAATTTGCTTGAATACGAATTCAAAAAAAAAGGTTATAACGTAGGTAAATTCTGCGAAAAGCTAGGTATTAGCGAGGCAACCTATTACCGCAAGACTTCTGGAAAATCAGAGTTTTCGAGGGCTGAGATAGAGCGCATTATGGACTTACTAGAGCTTGATTCACCAACACCAATTTTTTTTACTCGTTAAGTTGCCTAATAAGCAACACAGGGAAAGTAAAGGAGGACACATGCAAGGACAGGATTACACAAAACTATTAGAGCTATCAAAACAAGTTGCAAAAGAGCTTAAGAATTACCATCCTCATATGTCCGTGGTGATTACCGCCGACTATATAAGGGTGGATGAGAGTGTTATCGGCGTACCTATAAGCGCTTGTAGCGATAAGAATTCTTCGGGAACCATTCGCCGTCAAGGAGGTACTGCATGAATAACAAGATAAGATTTCCTCGTGTTAGAGCCTCGACCAAGGCTGCACACGAGATATACCACAACAACACATACCTTATGACTAAGGATATCAAGGAACTTTTTGACTGTGCACCAAGCACAGCGGGGAGAATTAAGAGGATAGTGCTAGAAGAAATGGCAGAGAGAAGCGAACGGATTTACTCGGACATCCCTGGGCTAATCGACAAAGATATTTTGTTTGAGCTAGCAGGGTTAGACATCGCAAAGATAGACAAGAGCTACAAGGAGCTAATGAGGTATGAAAATGTTTGATTCAGTAAAAGAAGTAATGCTAGATGCATGCAAGGAAAACGGCAACACGCCTATACAGGAGCTAATCGGATGTATCAGCATGGCGGCACTTATCCCGACACTGTGGCTGTTCATGTACATGTGTGGGGCGAGGTAAGGAGGAGTTATGGGCGCCATAATTAATAAAAGAATAATAGAGTTCGGTGATAATCATGCACTGAGCATTTTAGGCAACTACGGCAGAGACCGTAGAGCTAGAGAAGTGAAGTACTACACCATCTCTACAGACACGGGGATTGTTTTAGGCAGAATTAAGCCCGACTGCTCATACGAGCAGTTCCTTGAAAAAATAGCCCTCAATGCTATGTGTGAGGCAGAACGCCTATCTGACGTAATAAACGTCATGGAAGAAGAGTATGCAGAGCTGTGTGAAGATTATACAGCTCTCAAAGAGGAGGCAACTCATGTTATTTAGAACATTCATCATCGGAATGGTGCTAGTCGGCATCACAGTGATACTCACAGAGTTACATCGATACATGGTGTACAGCGAGGAAATAGAGAGGGAGGAGAACAATGCTAGATAAAGAGCGCATATACGGCTACGCAAAGGCTTACCTAGAGTCAGTTACGGAAATACTAAAAGATAAGGCTGAAGAGGCTGAAGACGACCGCCATATAGGCGATGGGAACCTTCTGAGGTCGGCACTGTATCAATACGAGGACGATTTAAGTGAACTAGAGGCACTTATGTAAGGTAACGCGAATGATAAGAAGTGAGAATTTATACAGGTACGCTGCGGATCGATAGCGAAGAGCGACGAGACGAACTTCAGAAGAGACAGCACGAACTTATATGCGACTTAAACGATATGGAAAAGCAAGGCTGTATAGGGAAGAGCCTAGAGCAAGTAAAGAGAGTTAAAAAAGAAGAAAGGAGGAGAAGACATGCTGAATTTAGAACCTAAACACGAAAAGAAAAGCAGACTAGAACGATTCTTTGGCGATTTGCTAGGAGCAGAAAAGACAATACCTAGAACGGAATGTGATTGGATTGACCCGAGAATTACGAGCGACGAAGAACTAGACAAGGTCGTTGACGAGTATCTAGCAATCAAGCACGTATCTGTTCCAGACAGCGACCTAGCTTTTATGGACTAAAAAAGAGCGCAGACCGAAGTCACGCGCTCCCTAAAAAACTCAAACACATTATACAGGAGGACAAGCTAAATGGCAAAACTACAAGGCGATTTTAGAAAATTTATGAATAAAAACTACTTAGGCTCATGGGACATCCCAGACGGTGACGACCTAATTGCGACAATTGATCACGTTGAGCAAGAACAGGTTGAGAATGCGAAGGGTAAAGAACTGAAGTTAACTATTCACTTCACCGACAGAGGGCTCAAACCTATGATACTCAACTCTACCAACTCACAGCGAATCAGTAAGGTTGCTGGAACAACTAGAGTTGAGAAGTGGAGCGGAATCAGAATCGCAATCTACACCGAGAAGGTTAACGCATTCGGAACGACAACTGACGCACTTCGAATCAGAGACTATGCACCTAAGAGCAAGGAACTATTCTGCAACGAGTGCGGTGCGGAGATTGTCGGCTCGGGCAAGTACACAGCTAAAGCGATTGCGGAAAGAGCCAAGGTGAAATATGGCGAATACCTCTGCATGGATTGTGCAATGGCAAGAGCGGAGAAGAGCACCGAACCAGAATATACCGAACCTATACAGGAAGAACAGACCGAGGAGGTATAGGGCATGGAGCTAGCAAGAGAGCAGTTTACAGAAGGCTACGAGCAGGGCATGGCAGACGCAATGACGATCGCCAAGAATCACCCGGAGGCATTCGGCTCGATGTTCGCAGCCTCTACATGGAGGCACGTATCAGAGCAGAATCCTAGCATTACAGGATACTACCTAGTGCAAACGGAACGAGAAGGAACACGCAACATCAGAATCGCAATGTATAGCGCAGAGGCAAAGAGATGGCTAGCGCAAGATGTAAAGCATTGGGCATATCTACACTTATATAACGGAGAAAACTAAAAGGAGCTAAAAAAGATGAAAACAACAAAAATAAAGATTAGAAATCTATTCGGTATTACTGAAACGGAGCTCGACGGAAAAAATGTTGAAGTTACAGGAAAAAACGGAGTTGGAAAAACTTCGATTATAGATGCGATTAAGTACGCACTAACGAATGACAGCGAGAGAGATTACATTCTAAAAAAAGGAGAAACCGAGGGTGAAATCCTTATCGAAACTGATACAGGACTTTATATTGACCGTAAAAAAAGAGCAAACCAGGCAGATTACAAGTCGATTAAAGACGGAGGCAAAGTAGTTAGCTCACCAGAGGCAATGCTAAAGACAATCTTTACACCGTTACAGTTAGATCCAGTCAAGTTTATTCAACTATCGAAGAAAGAGCAAAACAGGGCAATTCTAGACTTAATCGAGTTCAATTGGGATTTGAATTGGATAAAGGAGCAGTTTGGAGAGATTCCGCCAGACGTTAATTATGAACAGAACATTTTGCAAGTACTCAACGACATACAGGCTGAAAATGGACATTACTTTCAGACCCGTCAAGATATCAACAGAGAACTGAGGAACAAAAAGGCTTTTGTGGAAGAAATCGCTGAAACAATTCCATTAAATTATGAGGCTGAAAAGTGGGAGAACTACGACCTTGGAGACACTTACAAAAGAATTGAAAAGGCAAAAGAAATTAATTCCAGGATTGAGAGGGCGAAGATTTTCAAAGACTCATACGACAACAAGGTCAGAGGCTATGAGGCAGAGAAGGAAATTCAAGTTTCATCTGAACGAGAAAAAATCGCAAACGAACGAGAGGAGCTATCTTCGTCGATTGAACGAATGAAGGCAGAAATAAAAGCAGCAGAAGACAAATTGACAACTCTTGACAGTAAGCTAACAGACAAAATCGAACTTGCTGAGAGTGCCTATAGAGAGAAGGTGGCAAAACTCGACTCTGACATGCAGGTAGCTGATGAATATATCAACAAAGAAAAAGTTGATACTTCCGCAGATGAAGAAGAGGTAAAAACTGCGGAAGAAATGAAAAAGCACCTTAACGAATTTTACAGGATGAAGAGGCTGCAGGCAGAATGCGAAAAACTTGCAGACGAGTCTAATGGTTATACAGAAAAAATAGAGCTTGCAAGAGAACTCCCTGGCAAGATTCTTGAAACCGCGACAATCCCTGTAGAAGGTCTAACTGTGGAGGATGGAGTACCTCTAATCAATGGATTACCTATTTCGAACTTGTCTGAAGGCGAGAAACTTAACTTATGTGTAGACGTCGCTTTGAGCAAACCAAACAATCTACAAATAATCTTGATTGATGGAGCTGAAAAGCTATCAGACGAAAATAGAGCGAAGCTGTACGAAAAATGCAAGGCTAGCGGACTACAGTTCATTGCAACCAGAACGACTAACGGCGAAGACATGGAGGTTAATTATCTATGATTTTAACAGCAGAAAATTACTTCAGCCAAGATGCGCAAATGCAGTACTTCGGAGTTTCGCAATTTAAGTTTTTTGAAAAATGCGAAAACTGTGCACTTGCAGAGCTTACAGGAAATTACGAGAGGGCGAAAACAACCGCCCTACTCGTCGGCTCGTATGTAGATGCTCACTTTGAAGGTGCGCTCGATATCTTCAAAGCACAACACCCCGAGTTACTAAAGAGGGATGGAACACTTAAGTCTGACTATGTAAGGGCCGAGGAGATTATTAACCGAATCGAAAGCGACCCGCTCATGATGAAGTACCTAGAGGGTGACAAGCAAGTCATTAAGACAGCGAGTCTGTTCGGATACGATTGGAAAATCAAGATGGACGCATATGTTCCAGATGAGCGAATTGTCGACCTCAAAATCGTTAAAGACTTCGAGCCTATATATGACCCTCGGCTCGGAATGAAAGTGCCCTGGATTCAGTTCTGGGGATACGACCTACAGGGAGCAATCTATCAGAGAGTTGAGCAGATTGCGACAGGGCGAACCGAACCGCTACCGTTCTATATCGTAGCGGCAACGAAAGAGCCTACACCAGATATCGCAGTAATTCACATACCACAGCACATGTTAGATGCAGCACTTAAAGCTCATGGAGTCGACGCGAAAATAGACCGATACGCATTAATTAAGTACGGCGATATTGAGCCAGACAGATGCGAGAGCTGTGATTATTGTAAGGCGACAAAAGTGTTAACGGCACCTACAGAGTACGAAATATATGAGGAGGATAACTAATGAATGTAATTGCGATAAAAGGAAGATTGACGAGAGACCCAGAGCTCTCGTCGTTCAAGAACAGTAACGGAGATAACAGGGCAGTTTGTCGATTCTCTGTTGCAGTAAATCGAGATTATGGAGACGATGCGGACTTCTTCAACTGTTCAATCTTCGGAAAAAGAGCCGAGGTAATCGATAAGTACTTCGCTAAAGGTTCTGAAATCGTATGCCAAGGAAGAATGGAACAGAACAAGTATAAGGACAAAGACGGTAATGATCGCACAACTTGGAATCTGATTGTAAGTAGCTTCGACTTCTGCGGAAAGAAATCCGATAACGGTAGCAATGAACCTAGGGCGGACGGATTCGAGCAGATAGAGGAAGACGTTCCATTTTAAGGAGGAGTAATAAAATGAACCCATTACTCAAGTATCCAGGAGCGAAGAATAGGTTAGCTCCTTGGATAGTGAGCCATATACCACCGCACAAGGTGTATTGCGAACCATTTCTAGGCAGTGGAGCGGTATTTCTAAATAAAGAACCATCATATAACGAAATCCTGAACGACCTCGACGATGATATCTATAACTTTTTCAAGGTAGTACGGGAGCAATCAGAAGAACTCTGCAGATTGATAGAGGCTACACCATACTCACGAAATGAGTACTCGAACGCATTTAATGACGAATCTATATCAGATTTGGAAAAAGCACGCAGGTTTGCAGTGAAATGTTGGCAAGGTTTTGGGTGTGGAAACATCTATAAAACAGGCTACAGGCAAGGTATAGGCGATACAAGTCCGAATCCCGCTAAAGCATGGGCGAAACTTCCCGAAACAGTACAATTTGCGACTGAGCGATTAAAAAATGCGCAGATAGAGCATGTTGACGCTTTGAAATTAATCAAGGACATGCACGGAGAGAACATATTTATATACATAGACCCTCCGTACATGAAAGATACACGAAAGAAAAAGAAACAATATACCCACGAAATGACAGATGAGCAGCACATGAAACTGTTGCAAATTGTAAAAGAAAGTGACTGTAAGATTATGATTTCCGCGTACGAAAACGAACTGTATAACGAGTGTTTAAAAGGGTGGAGAAAAGAATATAAAAGCACAACATCTGAATGTTCAAGAAAGCGGATGGAAGTTATATACATGAACTATTAAGGAGCGAACAATGGACGAAAGAAAATTTATAAAGAAGTGCAAAGAGCTTGTAAGAAACTACTACAACGATAGAGCGGAATCAACCGACAAGAACGGCAAAATCACAACAGAAGATGTATTCGTTGTTTGGTTCTGTAAAACCTTGCAAAACTCAAAGGCTTTACTTAGTACCAACGTATCAGACGGTATGTACTACGAGGTCACATACAACGGAGACAAGAACGAGTGCTATCTTGATGCTTACAAGAAGTGGCAGAACGTTCTTATCGAAATGTAGTAAAGGGGGTGCGGAGCAATGAAAGCATATGACAAAATTCCAGAGTGGAACGAATTAATATTTAGAGAGCTAACACCTTTGATAGAGGAAGAAAAAGAATGTGCCAATTGGTCGTACATGGTCGAGAATCTACCAGAATACGGAGAAGAGGTGCTAGTAACCGATGGAAAAAGCGTGTGGATAGACTCCTTTGATGAAGATGATCATGTATACCTTCCTGGCACAGATGGCGAGATTGACGGCGTGGCCGCATGGATGCCACTACCGAATCCATATACAGGAGAATAAAAATGTATTTACTAATCGATAGCCGCGAAAAATCGAAGGCAATCAGTGGCATACTGAACCATTTCGTAAAAAATAACGTCAAGTACGACGTTACGAAGCTCTACTTCGGCGATTATATGGACTATGCAAAACCGAATCGAGTTATAGACCGTAAGCACAACATTTCTGAATTAGCCATGAACTGCACACGTGATCACAAGCGATTCAAAAGGGAGCTAGAACGAGTTAAGGCGACAGGTAGCGAACTAATCCTACTAGTTGAACAGAACAGTTACAAGGACGGAGAGAAGACAATCAGAGTCGAGACTATAGAAGACTTAATGCTCTGGACAGCACCTAGAGGAGTAGTCAGAGGCGAGCAAGTGTATAGAGTTCTCGTGTCGTGGTGCCACAAATACCCACTACGCGTAGAGTTCTGCCACAAGAGGAGCACAGGGCAGAGGATTTTAGAATTATTGGAGGAACAAGATGAGTAAGGCAAGATTAGCGGAACTTGTAAAAAACCGAATAGACTTGCAGTCCGTTATGGAGCATTACGGGACACACTTCAATCATACAGGCAGTGCGCTCTGCCCGTTCCATTCCGATAATCACCCTTCGCTCACAATCAAGAACGAGCGATACAAGTGTTGGGCATGCGGTGCGAGTGGCGACATATTCGATTTTGTTCAGAACCTATACGGAGATACCTTTACCGAGGCGATAGAGCGAATCAATAAGGATTTAGGACTGGGAGTTAATACTAATCTAAAATCACCGAAGAACAACAAGGCTATAACCACCGCACAGCGCCATAAATCGGCTCGTGACGAACTAAAAGCGACTCGTAGGGCAAAAGTACTAGAGTTGACAGAAAAGCACCGTATAGCCTTTAAAAACGGTGATTACGAAGAGGCAAACCGACTCGAGGAAATCCTAGACGATATAGTCGCATACGAGGACGAACTAGCTCGGAACAGAAGACAGCACAAGGAAGTACGCAATGAATAACAACGAAATAACGACGACCTTCTCGCTGTCCGACTTTGCGGACGGAACTGTGTTCGAAGAGTTAGGACTCAGAGAGAGAACGGTTAGCGAAAGAGAGGTGCTGCTAGTTCAGCTCAAACAAGAGGCGAAATCACTAGGGCTCGGAGCGAAAGCATTTAATGCAATAGTATCTGACTACTTACGAGGTGAGGCGGTATCGAGTGTAGGCTCAATTGCTGGATTCAACATGCCGACTAGATGGGTATTAACTAGCACAGGTGAAATTCAGAAGACCACTATGGAGCTTGCATGCAGTCACCCGATATACATATCAAAGAGATTTATTGACTGTCTTACAGGCGAAATAAAGCTCGAAATAACGTATTCCAGAGATTCAGAACTAGAGCGACTACAATCCTTTATCGTTCCGAAATCAAGGATAACATCATCGCAGAGCATTGTTGCCCTAGCGAATAAAGGTGTATCGGTATCGAGTACCAACGCAGCACTGTTAGTCAATTATCTACAAGACTTTGAGGATACCAATTACGACCAGATTGCTGAAATCAAGAGCATCAACCGTTTCGGTTGGATTGGCAACGACTTCTCCCCTTATGTGGACGGAATCGAATTCGACGCAGACGACAATTACCCAGAGCTAGAGCAATGCGTAATGAGACCGAATGGAACTATAGAGGGATGGAAGGAGATTGTTAAGACTGTTAGAAAGTCTAATAAGATAGCCCCTAAGGTCGCTCTAGCTGCCTCGTTCGCATCAGTTTTAATCGAACCACTCGACGCACTACCGTTCTTCGTTCACTTCTGGGGCGCATCTGGAGGCGGTAAGACTGTATCGCTAATGATAGCTGCGTCAGTATGGGGTAAACCTGATGTCGGATCATACATTAAGACGTTCAACTCGACTAAAGTTGCACAGGAGATCCTCGCATCTACCCTATATAGTATGCCTGTTATCTGCGACGAATTACAGATAAAGGCGGGAGCGAGTGACAACTTCGACGGATTGATTTACGAACTGTGCGAAGGTTCCGGAAAAAGTCGCTCTAACAAACAACTAGGAATTCAAGCCTCTAGGAACTGGCGAAACTGCTTTATTTCGAGCGGAGAGCAACCAATTACAGGCGAACTGAGTGGAGGCGGTGCGAAGAACCGTGTTTTCGAAATCGAGTGCCATGATGACCTCTTCAGTGACCCAATGAAGATAGTTGAGGCAGTCAAGTCGAACTATGGACATGCGGGGCGAGAGTTCGTAGAGGCACTAGACAGCAAGACACGCAAGAAGATTAAGTCGGCTCAGCAATCGGTATTTGCTGAATATAGCGAAAAGGGATTTACGGACAAACAAGCCCTAGCAGCGTCGATAGTGGTTGTGGCTGAGGCATTCTACAGCACAATAATTCTGAACGAACCGCCGAGCTTTGACGCAGAGGACCTAGAACCTTATATCGCAACACATGACGACGTATCGCAAGACTTAAGGGCTGTTGAGTGGCTAAAGGGGTGGATAGTTAAGAATTGGAACAAGTTCGATGAGGATGCACCCGAGATTTACGGGTTAGCAAACACCAGCGAAACGGTAGATATTGTTGCTCCTGTACTAAGGGAACATTGTCAAAAGGCAGGTATTAACTACAAAAAATTAGTATCTTATCTGGATAGACTTAAAGTTCTTGATACGAACAAAGGCAGAAAAGATAAACGAGTTCGCATTGGGGCAACCTCTCCTAGGTGTATATCGGTTAAAAAATCATTTTTACGCAAAGAAGAAGATGAGTAACTTGTTCCCAATGTTCCCAAAAAGTTCCCAATTTTTAAAACTGTTTTGGGAACAACAAAAACGTTGATATTTCAATAGTTATAAGTAATAAATATATACTTGTTCCCAATGTTCCCAAAAATATCTACACACTTATAGGCTATATAAAAAAACATTAAAAATATATACGTATATATGTGTAGTCAAAAAAAGTTGGGAACAAAGGGAAAGTTGGGAACACCCTTGATATTACTGGGGCATAGCAAAAAAGCGACTGGGAACAACCGTGGAACAACTGGGAACAAACTAGATGAAAAAACAAATTAAGCAATATATTTTGTAACAAATAATAAATTAAGGAGGCGACATGCTGATAAAACTAATAGCCTTAATGCTGCTAGGTGTAATTGCCCTGGTGCAGCACTATAGGGGCAACATAATAGCGGCTAACTGGCTGTACCTGGTGTTCGATATCGGGGCGATATACCTGATCATCATCCCGCTACTGGATTTATTCATCGGGCACAGGCAAGGGATGTACATAGCAGCAACAATACTACTGGCGATAGTGATTATTACGGATATGGAGGTGCAGAATGATTAACGAAGATTTGAAACACATAGCTGACCACTACGGGAAGGAACACCAGCTAGAGAAGTGCAAGGAAGAACTTAACGAGCTTATAGAGGCTATTGATTCTAGAGATGAGGAATCGGTCAAAGAAGAGATTGCTGACGTTGAGATTATGATTAATCAGGTTAAGTACCTTATGTGCGCAGAGAGACTCGTGGAACTTTACAAAGACTATAAAATTCAGAGGCAGCTTACGAGGATTGCAAAGGAGTAGAGCAATGAGCGTGATAACTAAAGAGGAACTACTGCGAATCCCTAGACTACGTAAGCACATTAAGCGCAAGATGCAGCGTATCGAGCTGTACGAGACTAGAGCGACTGGTGGAGCGATTGATTACAAAGAGCGTGTGCAGTCGAGTGTGCGCGACTCGGCTAGTGACTGTCTGAGCACGGCAGTTGACCTACAGGAAGAAGTCGAACGAGATATAGAGGAGCTAGCAGAGCTTGTATATAAAGCTGCGTTGTTTGCTGATACGTTAAGCGACCCATTAGAGAGGGATATCGTATATGCGATATACGTGGGTGGTTTACTTTGGAAAGAGGCGGCGGACAGGATGAATTATTCGTATCAGAGACTGTATCAGAAACATCAAGAGATTCTCAAAAGATTAGAGGTCGTTTTACTTGATTAGAGGTACTATGTTGATTTATGATATACTCAAGCAAAGCTAGAGAGGGGAGAAGGACTCCCCCGGCACCGCTTGAACAAATCCATTTAAAGTCATCTTAATAAGGTGTTACCCGGTACCGCTTGGTGTCGGGTTTTCTTCTGTGATACACTTGTTATATGTTGACTTTAGGAGGATTGTATGAAGTGGTTTTTAATTGAATTTTGGCATTTTGTGACGACATCAAATGTTTTAGGTGTAGCATTTGGTTTTGCGTTAGCAGCTTTGTGGAAAAGAATAGGAAAAATAGAGGCTTATCACGTTAAAGATACAAATTTTTACTCTGAGGAAGAACTTCTGCGTGCAGAGAAAAAGGTTAACAACGGTGTTCTTGTTAATGTTTTTAACTCAAAAGGTGTTGATGTTTTTATAGAGCGAATTCAACTGATTCGAGGAGATAAGGCATTTAAGGCAAGACGAGCATCGTCATTGGATGTGATCAAAATAGAAGCATTTTCAGCAAAAACACTCGTTATTTCTTGTGAGGTTCCACCACAAGAAGGAGACCTAGTAAAGTTAAAATTTCATAAAAGAAAAAAACCTATTATGTTTAAGATTAAATGAATTAAGAGTCCTTCGGGGCTCTTTTTTAATACTTACAAAACGACGAAAGGAGTGTAGAGAGGCGTTGGCAAAGGAAAAGTACGAACTAGCTGAACAAGATTATACGTCCGGCATGAAGTATAAAGATATTGCCGATAAGTATGGAGTCAGCCTCAACACAGTTAAGTCGTGGAAGAAGAGATATAACTGGAACCGTAAAGGGTGCACACAAAAAAAGAAAAAGGGTGCACACAAAAACTCTATAGCTCAATTAGGCAACAAGAACGCCACGGGACCGCCGGGCAATAAGAATGCTGAAAAGTACGGATTCTTTTCGAAGTATCTTCCTGAAGAAACACTCGACATCGTACAGGCAGTTGAAAAGGCTAATCCACTTGACCTATTGTGGCATCAGATACAGATTGCTTATGCTGCCATTATCAGGGCGCAGAGGATTGCGTATGTAAAAGATAAAGATGATAAGACAATTGAACGAGTCGAGGAGAGAGATGGCACTGTTTACGGTGAAAAGTGGGAAGTGCAACAGGCATGGGATAAGCAGAATAACTTCCTCAAGGCGCAAGCAAGGGCACAGGGCGAGTTACGAAGCTTAATCAAGCAGTATGACGAGATGCTACACCGTGACTGGGATATGGCAACGGAGGAGCAGAAGTCACGCATAGATCTAATTAAGGCTCAGACAGCTAAAGCAAAAGGAGACGATGGTGCAGATACTTACCAAGACGACGGATTTATCGATGCTCTTAAGAGAGAGGTGTCTGACGTATGGGAAGACTAGCGCAGGTATTTAGGTTTCAACCGTTTAGCAGGAAGCAGAAACAGGTGCTTACGTGGTGGCTCCCAGAGTCACCGGTGCAGGATAAGAACGGCATTATTGCGGACGGGGCTATCCGTTCGGGGAAGACCGTATCGATGGCATTGTCGTACGTCATTTGGTCAATGACGACATTCGATGGCGAGAACTTCGGTATGGCAGGCAAAACTATCGGGGCTTTTAGGCGAAACGTTTTAAAGCCTCTTAAGTTGATGCTCTTTGCTAGGGGCTATAGGTTTAAAGACCATAGAGCCGACAACCTACTTGAAGTAAGTCGCAACGGTGTAACGAACTATTATTACATCTTCGGAGGCAAGGACGAACGCTCACAAGACCTTGTACAGGGTATTACGTTAGCTGGGTTCTTCTTCGATGAAGTTGCACTTATGCCTGAGTCTTTTGTTAACCAGGCAACGGCTAGATGCTCGGTAGAGGGGTCAAAGTGGTGGTTCAACTGCAATCCCGATAAGCCGAGACACTGGTTCAAACTAAACTGGATAGACAAGGCTGATGACAAAGACCTTATATACATACACTTCACGATGGACGACAACCTGTCGTTATCGGAGGCAATAAAGGAACGATATAGACGCCAATTCGTTGGTGTCTTTTTTAAGCGCTTTATTAAGGGCTTGTGGGTCGGAGCTGAAGGACTTGTGCATCCACAGTTCGCTGATGATGCAGATAAGTACGCGATTAGCTACGATGAGCTTATGAAGAGCCAACACAAGCTAGTTCAAATCTTTATTGGCATAGACATCGGCGGAACGAAGTCGCATACACCATTTGTCGCTACAGGGATCACAAAAGGTTTTGAAAAACAGATACGGCTATATTACAAACGGATTGTGCACAGTAAAGGCACAGTTGATCCAGAGAAGATATATAACACCTTTGGGGCGTTTGTAAGCGAGGTCAGAAGTCTTTATCCAGGAGTGCCAATAACAGCTGCATTCGTAGATAACGCAGAGCAACTCATACTGAATGGATTGGCACTATACAGTACGGCTAACCGCATTGGTGTTAACGTGAAAGGGTGCCGTAAGACGGAGTTTAGCGACAGAGTGCTAGCATACAATGCTGTCATAAATACAGGACGTTTCATGTGGGTAAAGGACTTCTGCGAACCGATCGCAGATTCAATTAGTGAAATGGTGTACGACAGCAAAAGCAAAGATGAGAAGTTACTTGATGACTTCTCAACGGACGTAGATACATACGATGCTGACTTCTATTCATGGAGTTACTTCATAAATTATTTTCACCCTATAGGAGGACGTAAGTGAGAACGCATATTATTGAGTTCCTTAACGAGAGAGGATACAGGACGAATAAAAAAGCTCTAGAGCTAATTGACCTCTGCGACAGTTGGTATAGGACTGAGCCGATAGAGGGGTTCCACGACCGATGCACTGTTAACGGCGAGAAGTACGAGGTGGCTCGAACTGGTTTTGCAAAAAGGGTCTGTGAAGACGATGCAAATTTATGTGAGGTGGTCGACCTGACAATCGAGGACAAGCCAAGTAACGATTACATTAAAGATGTTCTAAAGGCCGAGAATTTCCAGAAGAACATCAGAAGGCAGCTAGAGCTAATCGCAGCGGAAGGGACTGTTGCGGCGTATGTTCGAGTTGTTGGTGCTGATGTACTAGACACACAAGAGTTACAGGGTGGAGAAGTCGAGATTGTATATGTTCCTCCTAAGGGTATATTCCCGTTAAACGTCGAGAAGGGAATTATCACCGAATGCGCCTTCGCGTCGGAGGACACGCTTAACGGCAAGACCCAAACGACTATCGTACTTTTCGAACTTGTTAATAACGAATATAGGGCAACGACTGTGGTGCTTGACCACAACGGTAAAGAGTTAGTTGATAAGCACATCGAAGTTTTACTGGGTGAGATTAAGCCGTTTGCGGTGCTGACAACCGCAGCTGTTAATAATCTCACTGATATGCAAGGCTACGGACTTCCAAAATTGTACGGAGCTATATCGGAGCTGAAGGCGGTCGACTTAGTTTTCAACGTGCTTTTTGGTGATCTTGATAAATCTGACAAGATGATTCTGTACAACGAAGCCCTTTGCAAATTTGACGAAACGGGAAAGCCAATAACACCGAACAAGCAACATAAGAAGCTATTCGTGTCTATGGGGCAAGCTCTTCCAGAGGAAGGCTCGCTGATACAGGAAATTAATCCGGAGATTAGAGTAGACGAGATCACTCGCTCCTTTGAGCTTGTTCTCTCCTTGCTGTCGCTAAAGTTCGGGTACGGCTCACGTAAGTATAGTTTTGAGAATGGGCAGATAAAGACCGCAACGGAATACATCGGAACTAAACAAGACTCTATGCAAGAGCTGAACAAACAGAGGCAGAATTTGACCGACTACATAGAGGGGATAATCAAGGCTCTGCTGTGGTTCTCAAATGCATTTAATAAGACGCAGTACGCACTCGATTCACAAGTCAACATTGGTTATGACGACAGCTTTATAATCGACAGGCAGAGCGAACTTGAAGCGATGCGTCAAGATGCGCAGACATTTGGACTGCCAAAGCTCGTTATTAACTATATTAAAGAAAAATATAACTTGTCTGATGAAGAGGCTCTTTCGTGGTACAACGAAGGCGGAGCAGAGGCGGACCCAACTGAACCTATAGAGGAGTAATTCGATATGCTATCGGATAGACAGAAGGAGCAACTATCTGCAGAAATGATACCGCTGTTCCAGGAACTCGAACAAGATATAATTCAAGATATTGCTCGTAGAGTTCGCAAGGAGTCGCGTTGGACTGAAACCGCAGAGCTACAAGCAAAGACTCTTGAGGCTATGGGATATAAGCCTATGGAGATTCGGAACAAGGTCATGCGAGAGCTCAAAGCAGACAAGGCGTATCAAGCTATGATTGCGAAGAACACACTCGAGTACAAGAGGACTGTCAGAGACCGCATAAAACAGCTTGTAGCGGTCGCAAAAGAGCGTGGTGATGATATTGTAAGCCGAGCTGGTACAATGGCGTTTAACGACGATTTAGCCTTCTGGAAGTCAAGAGGCAGACATCTAGCAGAGAGTCCAGAGCTCGTAGAGATAGGTCGAACCGCAACGAAGAGACTGGCTCACGAACTGAAGAACCTTACACACTCTACGGGGTTTAAGTTTATCGGAGCACCTATAAGGCTAGATAAAGCGTTTAGCCACGCAATGGATAGCACGGTAATGAACGTAGCCTCGGGCGGCTTCTCAAGCGGACAGGCGATAGAAAAGGTCGTATCTGACCTAGAGAAGAGCGGAATTAGACACGTTGACTTCGGTTCTGGTATCTCTAGGGGTATAGACGTAGCTGCTGCCCTTGCGGTTAGAACTACACTCGGTCAAATGGCGGCTGAAATATCAATGAGCAACGCCGAAGAGCTCGGCACTGACCTTGTAGAGGTTTCGTCACACGCAGGAGCCCGTGAAGGTATAGGTCACGCTAGTCACGTAGATTGGCAAGGTAAGGTTTATAGTATCAGTGGTAGACGACACCCGGAAGAAGAGAAGCGACTCGGTTACAAGATAGAGAAGCTGTCAGACGCTACAGGCTATCCAGATGATCCATTAGGATTGTGTGGTTATAACTGCCGACATACATTCTATCCATTCCTTGAGGGTATTTCTGAACCGAATCCAGTCGTAAAGGACCCAGAGCCTGTAACGGTTGATGGTCGAACCTATACATATTACCAAGCAACGCAGGTGCAGAGGCGACTCGAGAGAGAACTACGAGAATTAAAGCGGCAGTATATAGGCGGAGACGAAACAAGACTAGCGGCTATTAAGGCAAAAGAACATCGGTACGCAAGGTTTTGCGACAAGGCAGGACTAAAGCAGAACCTCGAACGACTCTATATAAAGGGGTATAAGCGAGATTTTGAGTATATTAAGACTTCGACTGGAGTGGGTTCGGTATCGAAAGGTGCATCAAAGAAATTTGACAAAGATTTAATCAAGCGTTTGAGCAGAAAAGAATTAGAACACTATGCAAGCGACATATATGCTCGTAAACAAGTCGGAATAAGCTATGATGAAGGTATCCGTCGTGCAAAAGCACTGACGGGCGGCAACACTGATTCACAACTTAGAAAATATATATTGAAAAATCAATCTGAATTGAAAACTAATTCGGGTAATGATATAATTAAATCGGTTAAGGACATTATCCATTTAGGGCAAAAGGAAGATTTGTTAAATTACGATTTAACAAAAGTTGCTCCGGCACAAGATAAGCATGTCGTTGGCACAAATTCGTATAAAAACTTGTCAGAAACAAAAGCATATCCGCCATCATATCTCACAATTTCAAATGAGAAAGTGAAAAAACTTGTGGAGGAATATGCGGGAAAAGGGCTAAACCTTTATGACAGTCACGGCAATTGGACTCATACAGAGATAGTTGTCACGAATAATGAAATCATAGGCTTTGTAATAAATAATCTTAATGGTGAAACTCAAGAAACGAGTGTCTTTAAGATTCATTATTCTAAAAAAGGTGTTCATATAGTCCCAGATTATATGAAAAAGAAACAAAGGTATACAATATGATAGCAAAAGATTTTGAGAGATATATAGATAAAAAGGTTTTGGTTATGCTTACTGATGGCAGAGGAGTCGCAGGTGAGCTTGACTCCGTTGCTCCAGATTATGATACAGAATCAGGAAAAGATGAACTGGAGCTATTTATTGACGGGGCGTATATTGTGGTCCCTGTGGATGAAGTGAAGAGCATTGAAATAGCATAATACGGAACGTACTCGGGTGACCTTCGGGCCCCGGGTCTTTTATTATAACTAAATACGTTAATTAGCATCGCAAGTAAGCGGTGCTTTTTTATTGCCCTTGGACTGCGGCGTTAAAGGTGAGGTCTGAAAGAGGTTGGTCTGAACATAAGGGGTTGTTTGGACGTTAAAAGAAAGGATAAATCACAATGGCATTAACAAGAGACTCAATCAAACAGCTAGGCATCACAGACGAAGACCAGATTACCAAGCTACTAAACGCACACCATGCGGAGGTTAATCCGTTAAGAGAAAAGGCAGAACAGTACGACAAGGTAAAGGCTGATTTTGACGAACAGAGCAAGTCAATTGCTGACCTAAAGGCATCTGCTGGCGACAAGGAATCGCTACAGAAACAGATTGCCGAGCTAACAAGTGCAGCACAGGAGAAGGATGCAGCACACCAGAAGGCAATCGAGGAAATGCAGAGCAAACTAGAGGGCGCAGAGTTTGACAAGCTCCTAGATGATGCGATTACCAAGGCAGGCGGTCGCAGAACTGCAAGTATCAGAGCTGAGTTAAAACTTGATGAGCTAAAGGCGAGCAAGGATAGGACTAATGACATCGATGCAGCAATTAAGGCGCTGAAAGAATCGGAAGATACATCCTTCTTGTTCGGATCAGACGCAAAGCCGTCTGGTGCAAGAATAGACTCGTCGGGCAGAACTGATACAGGCACGGACGGAAATGACGCAGCTATGGCAACTGCAAGGGCTGTTATGGGACTCAAACCAACAGGAAAGGAAAACTAAACAATGGCAAATCAGATTTCAAAATTCAAAATGTACGTTGACCTACTAGATGAAGTTTACAAGACCAGTTCGGTTACATCCGTGCTCGACGGTGCTCCAGAGCTAGCACAGCAGGGTGCAAATGCAGACGAGCTTGTAATTCCGAAGATTGACATGGATGGGCTTGCAGACTACGATCGTTCCGCAGGATACACTATGGGAAGTGTAGAGCTTACAAATGAGACAGTTAAGTGCAACTTCGATAGAGGTCGTAAGTTCCTCGTAGATGCAGAAGACGACGCATCAACAGCAGGAGTTGCGTTCGGAAGACTATCATCCGAATTTGAGAGAACCAAGGTAATCCCAGAGCTAGACGCATTTAGATTCGCAAACTACTGCAAGAAGGCAGGCGCTAATATCGCAACTAGCGCTATTACAGATGGCGCTTCCGCTATCAAGGCGATTGCTAAGGCGTACGACACGATGACAGACAACGAGGTCCCAGAGGACGGAAGAATCCTGTTCGTATCACCAACAGTGTACGGTATGATTAGAGACCTTGACACAACTAAGTCAAAAGAAATTCTACAGCAGTTCGCTCTCGTTCAGAAGGTTCCAGCAAGCAGATTCTTCACTGCTATCGAGGTAAACGATGGAAAGACAAGCGGACAAGAGAAGGGTGGATACAAGAAGGCTACTACAGGCAAGTCGCTTGACTTCCTAATCGTTGAGCCTTCTGCGGTTATCCAGTACCAGAAGAGAAACGTTAACAAGGCAATCGCTCCAGAGGATAACAAGGATGCAGACGGTTGGCAGTTCAACTTCCGCGAAGTTGGTATCGCAGACGTGTATGTTAACAAGGCTAACGGCATCGCTGGAGCTTGCAAGTAGCATAGGAGGTAAATCATGAGCAGAGTTATAGGACTTGAGTTCGATGAGGCGACAGACGAAGTTGTCGTAGAAGAAGAGCCAATCGAAGAGGTCGAAGAGAAAGAGCCAGAAAAAGGCGGAAAGAAGTAGTTAACATGCTATCAATGATGACAGAGGAATACCAGACTTATTATAACGACGAAGACGTGGATGTTAACAGACTCTATAACAGGGCGAAAGTGATACTGAACGGTATTACTAGTGGCCGAATTGAAGAGGTTAGCGAGGATCATCCGGAAGATTATCGTTATGATAGAGTCAAGGGGGTAATCGCTCTAGTTATACATGAACTACATTCAAGGGCAAGTGTATCGGGAGTATCTATCGTATCTAATGATGGGTACTCCGAGCACTATGTCAGTGAGACGGAGTGGCAGAGCGGACTAGAACGAGCAGTACGACAAGCTTTATCTGGTACAGGATTGACGGGGTGCATGTAATGAACTTCACAGACACGATAACAATGTATAGTTCGTATCCTACAAGCGATGACGACCATTATTGGGAGCGCTTTGTTATAAAGGGTTGTCAGTGGAGAGAGAAGATAGTTCGCACTACAGATAGTAGCGGTAAAGTATTTAAGACTAAAGAAATTTCGGTTACTATCCCCATAAATGGTGACATGAAAAATAGGTTGTTTTTCGACACTAAAGGAAAAGACATCATCGTCCTTGGAGAGTGCCCTATGATTAACGTGTCAAATCGCGAGTTTGAAAACATCAAGAAGAACTACGCTTTTTTCACAATTCGCACGTTTACCGACAACTCGCGCCGAGATAGGCTCAAACATTGGAGGTTTACATCATAATGGGGTTCAAAATCAAAGACGCAAGAGTCGAGATGCGACCTATAGCAGAGATACTCCGTAAAAGAGGGCTTGAGTCAAGTGGGAGGGTTCAAAGAGCTGTCGACCAAGAGGTCTTAAGGCTCTGCGAACCATACGTACCGCATGACTCTGGCGCACTGGTGCGTTCTGGAACAATTCACACAAAAATTGGTTCCGGAAGAGTCGTGTATAGGACTCCGTATGCTCGGCGTTGGTATTATCGCCCGGCTCATTTTAAGGGTGCGCCAAAAAGGGGTAACTACTGGTTCGAGCGAATGAAGAGGGAAGGCGGACGAAACAAATTACTAAAAGTGGCAGCGCAAGTCGCTGGCGCAAAGGAGAAGTAGCAAATGGTGACAAAAAGCGAGAAAATTAAGACATGGTTAAGTGGGTGTGGCTTCTTCCACGTACAGGACATAGATACTGACCGACTTGAAGAGGGAGCTGACCGCGCTGGAGTTTACAAGCAAGCGCAGAGGGATGTCACCGAATTTGTAGACGGCTCCAAGGTGGTTAATGAGTACTATTATTTTTTACTCCGCAAAGACGCACAGCTTGAACACGATAGGAAGTGGTCTAACAACCTTATGGCCACCTTAGAGGATTGGATAGAGGAGCAAGACCGCATAGGCAACCTACCAGATGTAGAAGGTATCGAGGGCGTTTTCATAGCAAACGGCTATTATTTGATTGACATTGAGAATGATGATTCAGTTTATCAAATATCAATCGGGATCACTTATCACAAGAAAGGAAAGAATTAATGAAAGGTGAAGGCAAGGTTAAAAAGTACGAAGTCGCACTGTTTTTAAAAGGCAAGGGCGCGACTGACTACACAAGAATTAAGAAGGCAACTGAGCTCAAGTTAGAGTTTGGTGCAAGTACACAGGAGTACGACTACATTGCTGACGAGAATCCAACAATCGAGCTTGACAAGTACAAGCCAGAGATTAGCGGACTTCCTCTCACGATGTACAGAGAGGAGCCAGATTTTGCCCTTGTTTGGGACCTGGCATACAACCTCAAGACAGGAGGCGAGGCAGTTGTAGACCTTCTGCTCGTGTACAAGTTCGATGAGGATGCTGCAAAGACAGGTACATGGAAGGCTTGGAACGTTCCAGCAACTGTAGTAGTAAAGACTCTGGATGCGGTAGATGGCAAGATTGAGTTCGACCTACAGCTCAGAGGTACAGTCATTAAAGGTACTGTTACAGAAGAGGGCGGAAAGCCTAAGTTCAAAGCAGCTGGCGCATAAGTTATCACTAAATTAATACACTTTTTAGGAGGGATGTAACATTCCCTCCGTTTTTATTTACGCAAAGGAGATATAACAATGGAAATTATTCTAAACGATAAGGAATTCGAACTGCCAAAGAGAACTCCGAAGATTGCAAAGCTGTTCGATGACTTCAACGCAACATTCGGTGAAGGTGATGTAAAAGTTCACAACAGCGCAATGAAGGTACTAGAGGCGACAATTGGACGAGAAGGCATCAAGGGTGTGTTCGGCACAGCAGATTCGGAACAGATTTCCGTTGTAGAGTCTGCTATTGCTGTAAAGGAGATTGACGACGTATACATGGCTCCGTTAACGGAGTACATGATGAGAAAAGAGGCTGCAGAGATGGATAGGCCAGCATTTACAGCTGCAAACGAGCTCTTGCGCAATGTTGCAAACCTATCTGAATTAAAATAATGCAGTTACCATTTAGAAGGCTACCTAAATCGCTGATAATTGACGATGTTGAGTACCCTATACGCACAGATTTCCGATTTTGGCTCGCATTACCCGAGCTAGAGGACTTATCCGTGCTTTTTTTAGGCAAAAATCCGTCATTTATGCGGTATTTCTCTCAAAGTGCAATAGAGAAGATTGTTGAATTTTATCACTGTGGCAAAGAAGTTGAGCAAAGCGAGAACAGTGTCAATGTTTTAGACTTTAAAATCGACGAAAACCTAATTTATGCTGCATTTAAGCAGGCATACAACATAGATTTATACGATTTAGAGTCAGATGAGCTCCATTGGTACAAGTTCAAGGCGCTCTTAGACGGATTGCCACCCAATACGGCTCTATCCAAGGTTATTGAGATAAGAGCATACGACGGAGATGATCCCGACTACAAAAAACTACGTGATAAATTCGCGCTCCCTGGAAAGCTAACTGAGGAGCAAGAGGTAGCAGGAAAGAAATTTGATGAGGTATTCAAATAATGGCAGACGGTACACTTATATTTGACACCAAAGTGGAGAGCGAAGGTGTCAGCACTGGCATGTCTACCGTTAAGAAACTGTTCACCGCAGGTATGGGCTTTGTAGTAGCAAAGCACGCTGTCGGACTAGCGAAGATGGGGATTGCATATAATTCACAGATGCAGGACTTTCAGAGTAAGTTCAAGGTGCTACTAGGTAGTGCCACTAAAGCAAATAAACACGTGGCAGAACTGCGAAAGCTAGCTATGAAAACGCCCTTTAGGACAACTGATTTAGCAGCTGCATCGCAACAGCTACTAGCGTTCGGTGTTAACTCTAAGAGTGTTAGTGGTCACTTAAGACGATTAGGTGACATTTCTCTTGGAAATAAAGAGAAGTTCCAGCAACTCGGACTTGTATTCGGACAAGTTTCGTCACAAGGAAAGCTGATGGGGCAGGACCTATTACAGTTCATCAATGCGGGATTTAACCCGTTAAAGGAACTATCCAAAATGGGTCGAGGCACATACCAAGAGTTAAAAGACCAAATGGCACAAGGAAAAATCAGTTTCCAGGACGTGCAAGCAGCAATTGAGCACGCTACATCTAAAGGCGGACAGTTCTTTAATGGTATGAAAGAGGGAAGCAAGACCTTTGCAGCACAAGTTGATGCACTAAAGGGCAACCTCGAAATTTTGGCAGGTAATGCGGTTAAACCACTGTATAATCTGCTAACGCGTATCGTACCTCACCTGGGTGCGGTCGCATCTAAACTAAATAAATACCCGAAACTAATCGGAGCGGTAACGACCGCAGTAACAACACTTACTGCGGCGATGGTGACGTTTTATGCGGCGCAAAAGTGGGCTGTATTCAATGAGGCTATAAGGAGTTCAATGGGTAGCGCAATGAAATTTTTCAGCGCATTCCACAATTCTTTGTGGCTAAACCTAGGTGTTGGGGTAGATAAGATTATACCAGGACTAGGAACCAAACTACTCAACATCCCTATAGGGATGCAGTCGGCAGTCGGCAAGCTCTCAAGTGTGCTTGGTTCGGCAGGTAAGTCAATTGCTGCGTTCATGGCTACACCAGCGGGAATTGTAGTCGCTGTTGGTGCGGCTATAACGGCGCTCGGTGTGTGGGTAAACAAGATAGGTGGAGTTGATAAGGTTGTTGCTCTGATTCATTCAAAAATAGCCGCGTTTAAGGCGAAAATACCAGAATTGATAAAAGGTATAGGCGCAGGCTTTAAAGTCGCCGTAGAAGGAATTAAGACGGTTTTATTCGATGTCTTGCCAACGGTGGCTAAGGCTATATGGAAAGCGCTCCCATCCGCACTATCAACAATCGGACAGCTCGCGAACAATCTCGGAACGTATCTATTCCAAAAAGTCGGCCAACTTGCGCAAGCAATCGCAACAGGATTACCAAAGGCGCTACAAGCGATCATAACCGCTATACCTAAAGTACTCCTCGAGTTGTTTACCCGTTCGGGTGAAGGCGCAAAGCAAGGAGGAGAGCAGGCAGGTGCAAAGGGTGGCGAAGGCATTGCCTTGGGTTTCCTTAAGACTTTTATCGTCGGTATGGGAAAGCTAGCTCTTGCTATTATTACAGCACTTCCGCAGATTGCAATTGCTGTTGTAAGCGGAATTGTAAAGTGCATACCGATAATTCTCTCGGCTGTTGGCAACCTTGCAATTTCAGTTCTAAATGCAATAGGCAGAGGACTAGGCAGTCTAGTTACGGTCGCAGTTAATTGGATTTGGGGATTTATCGAAGGTTTCATAATAGGCGCTGCGAACGTGATCAATGCGGTGTGGAACTTTGCGACATCACTCCCTGGCAAGATTATTAGTGGAATAGGGTCGCTAGTGTCGATAGCTATCAACTGGCTTGTGGGATTTGTGGGCGGTATACGTAGCGGATTTGCAAGGGCTGGTTCAGCAGTTATTAGTGGCGCAAGGTCACTTCCTGGCAGAGTTAGAGGGGCGCTAGGTAGCTTGTATAGTATCGGAGTTCACTTCCTACAGGGGCTTATCAACGGTATAAAGGCTGGTTTCGGCAAGGTATTCGGCTTAATTAGTTCGCTTGGCTCAAAATGTAAAGCGAAATTAAAGAGTGTTTTCGATATTAACTCGCCGTCAAGGTTCACAACTTGGATAGGTAAGATGCTTATCGACGGTATGGATGTTGGAATCGTGAAGAACACTGGCAGACTGTTGAGCTCTATAGGTGAACAAATGGGGCTAGTGCAGGATGCATTCTTGATAGACGCCCCAGAGATTAACCCTATAGCCTCAGCTATTAGTGGCGAGCGTTCGAGAATCTTCGGTACGACAGGTTCAAGCCAAAATGTTGAAGTTAATCAGACTATCAACTTCAATCAGCCTTGGAAGTCACCAGCGGACGTATCTAGAGCAGTATCGTGGGAGACTGCGAAGTTAGGACTAGCAGGAGCACAATAATGATACATAACTTAGTTTTAAAGGCCGTTCGTAGTGACGGCCTAATATTTCACTACGAGTCAGACGACTGGCGAACTACTTCCGTTACGGGGGTAGATGCTGCGGATATAGAAGTTTCGAAAGAAGCGAGGGGTGTTGGAGATGGTGCAATTATCACCGGAAGGCGAAGACTCCCCAGGGAGATAACTATTACCGCACAGGCGCAAAATCACGAGGCTAGAGCGAAGGCTCAAGGGTTCCACAACAACCGTTATAGAGTCGACCTATACATCACCTATAACGGAGTAACTCGAATTGCGAAGGATTGCGAACTTATTGGTAAGTCAATTCCGACAAAGAACGTTTATAAACGTCCGGACATGACTATAAAGTTCTTGTCACCACATGCGGATTTATTCGCCGTAGAGGGTGAACAGACGAGTTTTAGCAAGAGTCAACCTATGTGGGCGTGGCCTCATGCGTTTAGAAGCGGTGCGAAGCGGAACTTTTCAAGAGAAGAGGTCGCAACCGAAAAAGTTATCGAATACCTTGGCTCTTCCCCGGCACAGCCTATTATCGAGATTGAGTCGCAGGGCTACGCGAAGAATATCACTGTTATGGTTAATGACAAGGTTGCGATTCTAAATGTAGAACTCAAGAAAGGCGACACAATCACAATTGATACTTCTCGCTCCTATGCTGTACACAACAACAAAATACTCGCATTAGGTATGGGCGACGACCCGTACGACTTTAGACAGTTTGTACTCGATTATGGCGACAATGTTGTCAAGGTCGATGCAGAGGCAGGGGCATCCGCACTGAGGACGAGCATAGAGTATATAGGGAGGTATGATGGCGTATGATACAGTTCTTTGACAAATTCATGAATCGGCTCGAAGACCTCGATTTCATAGAGGTGTCGTGGAATCGTAAGTGGACCGAGCCCGGAGACTTTTCCATACACCTCGCTGCGAAAGACTGGAACAAGCACGCTAAATTCGTACGCAATACAGGACGACCAGAGACGGGCATAATCCAGAAGACCGTATACGAGGTGACTGCACAAGGGGCGATGGTGACTGTATCAGGATTCTTTGCTGAAAAGGTACTTTCTAAAGTCGTGTTGCACTCCGACGAGAATGTTAACGAAAGAGGGGCAACTGTTGTGTTCGGACTTTTCGCGAACATCAATTCTAGCGCGCTAGGGCAATACTCCTCGCATATAACTGACCACAGCATACCGCCATCGGTACCTGGTCAAGTGTGGGGCGACTACGACGCTGAATGGATGCCGGAGCTAGTCTACTCCTTTAAAGGCGGAACAGACGCAGCGACATCGCTGTATGATGCTTGTTTGCTGTATGGATTGAGCATATCGGTCGAAGTCGCGGAGACGTACAAAGAGTCTGTTGACTGGATAGAGGAGTGGCAACGCAAAATAAAAGAGCCACACTTCTTATACAAGGTATACCCTCTTCATGGTCGAGATTTAAGGGATAAAGTAATTTTTGGAGTTGGCTGGGCAAACGTTTCGAAAATCGAATATATCTACGACGATAGCGGAGTAGTTTCGATTGTAGAGGCGAGGCAGACAATGGAAGAGACCGGCTTTTCAAAAGAAGAACTAGTCACCGATGAGCAAGGCAACACTAAGAGCTTAATTCGAGAGTTCTATATCGACGAAGGGAATCGTCCTCGGGACCTTGACCTTTATCCGAAAAAGGTAATTCAAGGAAACGTATCAGGCATCGAGCTTAAGGTATCCAACGAATCAACCATTAGAGAGCAACTGCGGAACCAAGCAAAACTCGAGATGCTGAATAACTGGAAACAAGAGACGATTAATGTAGATGTTTTACAGAACACGTTCTACTACTTACAGGACTACAATCTAGGCGACATATGTACGATAGTCCTTGACGACATAGAGCAGATGTTCACAGCTCGAATCATGGAAGTTAAAGAAGTTCATCGCAAGAACGCAGTAGAGGTTCAGCTCGCAATGGGAACACCTCGCAAGCAGAACTATGTCGCTTTAAGTATTTAAGGAGGTAACTAAATGATTGCATTACCACTACAGTCGCATTTTGACTCAGACCCTAACGGCGATAGAGCTGTGTCAGATAGTGACATAAGGGAAGTTTTTAAAGCCGTTTGGTCTAACGGAGTAACCACCGTTAAAGCTGATGGGTCTGACATGCAAGTACAGGCAGTTGGGGGCATGAAAGTTAAAGTTATGCCAGGAGGTTGCGTTATCGAAGGAGCTCTTGGGCGAAACACGAGAGAAGAGACGATTAACATCGCGCAAGCTCATCCGTCACTTAAGAGGATTGACAGAATTGTTGTAAGGCTCGACCTTTCCGACAGTGTTCGTAACATGCTTATATACAAGAAGGAAGGCACGCCGTCAACAACACCTATAGCGCCTAATCTAGTTCAGCAACCTAACTACTACGAGCTCGCTCTAGCTGACATATATGTTGGTGCGGGTGTATCAGATATTACGAGCGCCGTAATTCTTGACCAGAGACCAGATAGAGAGTTATGTGGATTCGTTCTTCCGGCATTTCCGACGAACTTCGGGCTAGAGGCAATTACGGGCCGTTGGCAGTCAATCCTTGCAGGGGCAATTGACGGAACTGCTGCAGGAAGTTTGCAGAATTCTATTGAAAAGTTGAAGAGCGACATTCAGGGCGCAAGGGTTGGGGTGTCGGATGTGCACATTAATAACACATCGTTAGAGTCAGAATTAGTTGCATATTTCGGAACAAGCATAAGAGTATAGGAGGTAGATATGATAAGTCTTAATAACACGCTCACAGCCATCATGGATAAATTTAAGAGTATTGATGCGGCGGACACTGGCATCAGGACAAAGGTTATAACTAAGAATCTCAATGTCAAGAAGGGAATAAATCCTCTAGGCAGCATCGGTATCGAAGTGGACAAAATAGTTTCGATTAGCGGAGCAGTTCAGTACGCGAATTATACGCTGCCTCTATCGTATCCAATGCTTAACTATGGTAGCGGAGGATATATCGAGTGGGGGCTAGCTACAATTGTTAGATCTGGGAATCTTGAGCTTGTATCAGGTGCCGAATGGAACAATTGTAAAGTTAAGGTTGTTATCTCCTATATGGGGGGTAAAACGCTGTAAATTCAAGGCTTTCAAGCGCTTTGCAAAACTAATAAAGATGGGAGGTGTTGCATAATGATATCTCTCAACAAGTTCATGACAGAAGTTAAGAATAAGCTGAAGAGGCTTGAAGATAAGAAATATATAAAAGATACCTTATCTTTAACGGGAATATGGACAGCTCCACATGATGGAATTGTCACCTGCAACGGAAGAGCAACTGCTGCAGGTGCATATTTGTTTTGCAAAGACATGACAGAAAATGAATATGTTGGAATGTGCACTATTGCAAATTACCAGCAATATGGCTCTACTTGTTTCGCTGTAATAAAAGGGCATGAATATACTTTTATACAACAAAACTGGGGTGAACAGCGCAATGCATACATTCATCAGAATTAGGAGGAATTAAATTGTTAGACTGGACAAGCATTGTAGTAGCTTGCGTATCAGCCTTGGGGATGGGAATAGGTTCGCTGTACGGTATTCGCAAATCGAGTTGCTTAACCGATTACAAGTTAGACAAGCTAACGGAAGAGGTTAAGAAGCATAACGACTTCGCATCGAGAATTCCTGTAATTGAGGAAAGGCTCAAGGTGATAAATCATCGACTAGATGATCTAGAAAAAAATAAATAAGTTAGTTAGCCGGGAAATCCCGGTATTTTTATTGCTCGAAAGGAGAAAAATATGAATCTAGAAGTTATATCAAAATTATTCATCCCAATGGTGCTAGTATTTTGCCTATGCATTGGCTATCTGATGAAGAATTACATGCCAGCAGACAACAAGATAATCCCAACAGTGCTATTCGTCATAGGAGCTGTCTGCGGTGTTATCTGCTTGGGCGTTAATTTTGAATCTATTGTGCGAGGCGGATTAACAGGGCTAGCCTCTACTGGCTTACACCAAACATTTAAGCAGTTTATAAGCAATCCAAAAGTAGGCGGTGAATTCAATAAAATGAGCAGCGCAGAGCTGCATGAGGAACTAGATCCTAAAGATGCACCGCTAGAGAATGCGGAGGGCTAAGCT